TTCGCGGTCGCTATTTCACCGCTGAGCAGATCATGATGGCGTCGACAGAAGACCTGATGAAGCTGCGCGGCTTCGGCGGGCAGTCGTTGCTTGAGGTGGCTCAATGGCGCGAAGCACTGATGGAACCGGACCCGAAGCTCTATGCCGAGATGTACCGCGAGGTGGTGCAGGCGCTGAAGGACACCGGCAGCGTGGTGGCCGAAACCCAGGCGCCGTATGTGATGAAGGCTGTGTGGCGGGCGATTGCCCGCGGGTCGTTCACCGCCAGCCGGATCCGGCAGATGTTGGTGCCGGGGGAGGTGCAGTCGTGACGCATCCCATCACCCCACCGCCCGAGCTGGTGAAGCAGTGGACGGCCGAGTTCTACGGCACAGTCGTTGCGCCAGGTGAGGCCACCACTGACATCGCCGCCCGCGCCGCCCAATGGGGCGCCAACCAGGAGCTGGAGGCGTGCTGTGAGTATCTGGTGCGCTGTGCTCAATGGGAGCCCGAGGATGTCGCGGAACTCCGCGCCGCCCGCCGGCCCAGGCCGCCGAGCTTGAAGGCTCGGGCCTTGGAAGCTGCCCGCCTGGAACTCAACCCTGAGGGCAGGAACGGCAGCCTGATCATCCAAGCCCTGGAGGCCCTGCCCGAATGACTGACTTCCGCATGCGCAGCGCCCAGCTGATCGCCGCCATGGATTCCTACCCGTTGCGCCCGCCGGCCCACCGCCAGCTGTGCAACGAAGTGCGGGCTGAGCTGAAGGCGCCGCCGCCGACCGACGACGAGCTGCTGGAGCTGATGCCCGAGACCATGCGGGACGAGTTCGCCTATGCCGCCACGGTCTGTTCCGATGCAACAGGCGGCCGGGTCAAGGCTGGGATCTTCCGCGTCTGCCTGAACACCGCTGCCCTGGAGTACGCCCGCGCCGTCCTTGAGCGCTGGGGAGGTGCTGCGTGACCCTCACCCATATCCTGTGGCTGTCGATCGCCTACTGGCTGATCTGCATCGCCCTTATCTGCCTCTGCAAGAAGTTGCTGCCATGACCATTCGCGCTCCTGACTGCTTCACGCCGTTGACGATCAAGCCGCAGGCACTTGCCGAGCACCTTGACGGCCTCGAGAAAGACTCGCAGCCCTGGCAGCCGCACTTCGGCTTTAGGGCGATCGAGCTTGATCCGTCGCTGATTCATCGAGATCCGGCGCTGAGCCTCGTGCATTCCGCCGAGCCCATCGCCAAGATCGGCCTGCTGAAGGTCGGCCCGTCGACCTTCTACTCCTGGCACACGGACACTCACCGAATGGCGTGCATCAACATGTTGGTCACTCACGACGGGCACAGCCACACCCTGTTCGGCAGCGACCTTGACTACACCAACAAGCAGGTCATCGAGCTGCAGTACCAGCCGCACACCCTCTACCTGTTCAACAATCAGGCCGAGCACTGCGTCCTCAACCTCGGGGGACCGCGCTATCTCTTCAGCCTCTATTTCCACTCCCAGAAGCCCTACCACGAGGTGCGGGCACGCCTTTTCTCTGCCGGAGCCTTATGACCGTCCAGTCCTATCAGGTTCACATCACCAAGCCCGATGGCAACCGCGAGCTGGCCATCTACTACGCCAACGGCTCGACTCATGCCCACTACATCGCCCAGGAGCTGAACCCCGGCTGCGGGGTCTCGGTGCTGGGTCTCACCCCGGAGTGGAACGGCGATGATTCAGTCTGAACAAGGCCCGTGGCGGGGACAGAACCACCCCTGCTACGGCGTCCACCCCGTTGACCGAGGGCTGGGGCTAGCGTTCCAGCCGTGGTGCTACGACGGCACCCGCGTCATCTGGGGCCACGCCTACGAGACACACTCGGAGGCGATGACCTACGCTCGCTCGCTCGCCGGACACGATGTTTGACTGCCATCCCAAAATCGAACAGATGAAGGTCGATTTCCTCGACCACCTTTACGAGGACTCCGGCAGGGACAAACTGCCCAAGACCCACCCGCTGCACAGCACCTACACCGGACTGTGGCAGGAGTTCTGCCGCCACTCGGCTGAGGAAGCCCGGCAAGCCTGGTGGGAGATCAAGCAGGTCGACCCAGAGGCTTTTGATCGATGAACAATTTCTACGACAGGGGCGTCGCCCCCGCGATCGTTGGCCTCTACAGCCCGGCGCCGCAGTCTGGGAAGACCTTCACCGCCACGGTGCTCGCCCACCAAGGCTTCCATCAGGTGAGCTTTGCCGAGCCGCTCAAGCGGATGGCAATGTCGTTCCTGGTGAGCCTTGGCTACCGGGAAGACGAAGCCATGAGGCTGGCGTGGGTCGACAAAAGTTTCGTGGTGCCAGAGATTGGCTGCAGCGTGCGCCATGTCCTGCAGACCCTCGGCACTGAATGGGGCCGCGAGCGGATCGGCGGCGACCTGTGGGTGCGCTGCTGGCAGGCCCAGGCCAGCCGTCATGACAATGTCGTGACAGACGACGTGCGTTTCCTCAACGAGGCCAAGGCCGTCAAGGCCATGGGCGGCCAGATGTGGAGAATTGAGCGTCCGTCTGCTGCGCACGATGGCACCCACATTTCTGAAGGTGGCCTAGACGACTGGGACGGATTCGATGTCGTCATTCATAATGACGGCAGCCTTGAAGAATTTCGTCGCAAGATCGACGGCGCGATTGCATGCCTCAAAAGCGATACCACGCCGGCCGGATGATCCTCTCCGAGGATGCCGGAGTGTGGCATCTTCGCGTTCGCCTCGGAGCGACAGACGAGCTGCAGATGCGGGCCTGCCTTGAGACCTCGGACCAGGAGGAGGCGATCTTCAAGGCAGAGCGCATCTATTCCGATTTCAAGCGTCGACACGCATGCAGCGGCGAAGATCGAATTCTGTGCTGGCAGTGCATCCACTGGCTGCCGGTGGAGGCGAACTGTAGCTTCGGCTGGCCTGAGGCTCGCCAGACTGGTGGAAGATTTGCAGCCCAATGCTCGGTGTTCAAAGCATGCCCAACCCGACAGTAGTCAGCACCCTCGAGCGCGACGGTGGCCTGATTGAAACGCTCGAGCCGGAAGATGGCGGCGAGCTCTACTACCGCAGCTGCGCCAAGGGCTACTGCCGCTACAGCTCGGACCTGTGGCAGGCGGAGCTGTATCTGGATCACCTCTTGGCGCGATGACTGAGCGCCACGTCATTCCGGCAGTAGCCTTTGACCGGCTCCTGCGGCGCCTCCAGGAGCCCGGTCAGTACGATCCCAGAGTGGCCAAAGTCCTGTCTACGCCTGCGCCCTGGGAAGCTGCCTGCGACAAAACCTCTACATCCGCAGACCAATGCCAAGACTTTTGCGCACCGGCGACCGTATCCAGCTCAAAGTCCCCACAATCGGCGGTTGGAAGGGCGAGGCAGTCGTCACCCAAGGCCAGTGCAGCCTCAACGACCGCATGATCTATTTCAGGCGGGATGGCAGCCCAGACGATGGCTGCGCGATGCGTCATGAGGTGAGGCTGATCCGATGACCCGGTCGCAATGAGGGGGGAGCTGCTCCAGGGGAACGCCCTGGAGCTCACCGCCGGCTCCCCGCGACGGCACCCAGAGCCGTTGTTCAAAACGGCTCACCGACGGTAGCAGAGCAGTTCAGCCGTTGGGCTGGTTCAGCCACTCGAAGATGGCCTGCTCCTGCAGCTCGCTGTGAAATTCTTGCGCCTGAAACCACTCCGCCCAGTCGTGGTGCATTTTGTGGGAATTGCACGCCAGGCAGCAAGCCACCAGATTGGACTTCACTGTGGTGCCGCCCTTCACCTTGGGAACGACGTGATCCAATGTCGCCGATCGCCCCAGCGGCTCCCTGCAGTAGGCGCAGGCGTAATTCCAGGCGAGGAGGATCTGATCACGGAACCGAAGCCTCGCCTCCCTCCTGGGGATCAGCTCCGTCTCCGAAATCTGGTGATCCACCTGGTTCCTGGGGTAGGGGAAAGGCATCCAGCTCGATGTCGATGATGTGCTCGTCGTCTGGGACGAACTCAACGATCCGCGAATAGGTGTTCGCCAGGAAGTCCTCGATGGACTCCTCGTCGCTATGCACCACGACCTTGGCCGTTACTTCGAGGAGGTAGGTCGCCATCGGCGCCCCCGACAAGGTCTCTCCAGACCGTAGCCAAGGCGACCGTGAGCAAAGGATTTCTTTGGGATCACTGCGGGATTGAGAGTTGCGCGAATAGTGCGCGAACGGCGGCGGCGACTGGGGTGGCAGCTTTACTTAATGTGTTTTAAGTTATTGATCCTGCGGGGATTTTTGGTGAGCCCGAGCAGATTCGAACTGCTGCACTTCTGATTAAAAGTCGTTCATCCAAGGTTACTGGAACTTACCGCTTTTTCACAACTGCTTGATTCAGCTCATATATCGGCACTTGCTATTTACCGCTCGTTCGCGCAGATTCAGCCAAATTCACGCAGATTTGCGCGAATAGTGCGCGGATGGGGAAAGCATGAAAAAGCAATGGATACCGGACTCTAAGGTCGTTGGACTGGGAATTTTGCGGCTCGAAAGTGGGGTCGAGACTTGGTACATGCGCTACCGGGAGCCCGGCGGGAAGCAGCAGCATCACAAGATCGGCCGGGTCGCGAGCGTCAACCGGACCCTCGCCCGAGAGGAGGCGCACAAGGTTCTGGCGGCTGTCGCCAGGGGAGAGGCGCCCACCAGCGCCCGCCAAGAGCTGCGCCAGGGGCCGACCGTTGCTGACCTCCACAAGCTGCTGGAGCAGAAGCACTACACCAAGCTCCGCGAGAAGACCCGCGCCGGCTACAAGAGCATCTGGGACTGCCACATCATCCCGAAGCTGGGCACCACCAAGGTGAAGCAGGTCACCAGCGGACAGGTCATGAAGCTGCTGGAGAAGGTCGGCGGCACCCAGGCCAACCGGACGCTGGCGGTCCTGCGCAAGGCCATGAACCTTGCGATCCTGTGGAACATCCGAGCGGACAACCCCTGCAACAAGGTTCCCGGCAACGGAGAGAACAAGCGGGAGCGGTATCTGTCAGACGAAGAGCTGAAGCGGCTCATAGCCACACTGGACACGTTCCCCACGACGCCACTGCAGTGGCGCTTTGCGCAGCTGGTAAAGCTTCTGATCCTGACCGGCTGCCGGGTTAATGAGATCTGCGCCAGCCGGTGGGAGTGGCTCGACGAGAAGGCAGCTGTTCTGGTGATTCCAAGAGAGGGTCATAAGACCGGCAAGAAGACCGGCAAAGATCGGGTCGTGCATCTTCCTCCTGCAGCGATTCGCATCTTGAGAGAGCTGAGACTTAAATCGAACTCTGAGTGGATTATCGCAGGAAGGGGCAACGGTCACCTGATCGGTTTCCAGAAGCTATGGCGCGAGCTGCTCGGCCAAGCCAAGATCGACGACCTCACCGCGCACGATTTGAGGCACCACTGGGCCTCGGTGGCCATCACCGAGAGCAACCTGACCCTCAAGCAAGTCGGTGGGATGCTGGGGCACATGAGCCCGCTCACCACCGACCGCTACGCCCATCTGATCGACAGTGGCGCCAGTGCCATGGCCAAGAGCGTGGCGGACAAGCTGGGGCTTTAGTCGCCCTCATACCAGGGCGAGGGCTTGTAGGCGGGCTCAAGGTCGTCGGTGAGCACCGGCTGCACCTGGCAGCTGACGATCAGGTTGTAAAGCGCGACGTGCGCCAGCACCTCCTTCAGGTGCTTGGCCAGGGCGTCGTATTCGCTCTGGCCGACGATGCCGATGTCGTTGTCCTGATCGGCATAGACGAGGAACATCATGGCCGCCTCCTGTGGCCGCCCGTCGGCGAACAGCTGGTAGGCCTGCAGCAACCCCTCCTCGGGAGAGATCGAGCCGTCGCGGGAGGCGAATCTCACGTACTCCATGCGGCCTCTGCAATCGTAGGGAACTGGTGCCAGAAGATCTCCCGGCAGGCTTCGGCGATCTCGCGGTGCTCGAGCTGGGTGGACGGATCGCAGCGCACGTCGATGTAGTGCATCCAGGAGCGGAGGGTGCCGTGCATGAACAGGGTCGTCCTGGTGCTGAGCGGCAGGATCCGGCGAGCGGTCTCCTTGGCGACGCCCTGCTCGAGCATGTCGTTGTAGAGCTTGCTGGACTCGCCGAACAGCAACCGCACCCGCTCGCGCAGCTCGGCCGTCACGTCCTCGGAAAGGTCGTCGATGCTGTTCTGCCGGTTCTTGGTGTCCTGGCGGCGCAGCTCGGGCACTGTTGCGTCTAGAGCCTCTGCATAGCGGGTAGATCTTTCCTGGAATGAAAAAGATCGATGTCGGATGACCTGCGCGGCGATGTCCCTTTCGGTTTCAATTTCGACGCACATCGAGCACATCTCGAACGGTGAAAAATGCTTGTGCTTTAATAGGTATCGCAGCAGCTTAGGCCCCGTCTGCCAGTTGTCCTGGTTTTCGGGGTTACTGACTCGCGCCATTTTGACGATCAGCTTTTCAGCGTCTTCGGTGCGGTGTACGAGTTTGACGGAAGACATTAGGCGACCTCTTGGTAGGTGATGCCGCGCCGGCAGCGCGAGATTGTCATTGCGGAGATCCCGAAAGCCTCCGCCGCAGCCTTGCAGCTCAGTGGTGATTTACGAATCTCTCGCACCAAGTCCGCAGTAAGCCGAGAGGATGGGTGATCTAGGCCTTTCAAGCCAGGCATGGTTGGCGCTCGTCCGTCGGCGTATGACTGCTTGATGTTGGAAGCCCTAGTGTCCCACCGGAGATTCTCCGGCCAGTTGTCGCATGGAATTCCGTTGTTATGACAGCACTCCATGCCATCCGGGCATGGTCCCAGGAACGCTATGGCGACTAGTCGATGGACGCTTACTGCATGAGTTTTTCCGTCTTTGCGGAGCCAGAGCTGAAGATGCCCGGAGCGCTGTGCTCGCGGCTTCAGCACGCGCCCCTCCACCCACGCAGACGTTCCGTTTGAACGCTTGGTCTGCCTAGGAAGGCCTCTAACACGACCCTCGCTGCTCACCTCGTAGAGGCCTTCAAAGCCCACCACGGGCCGCCACTCCTGGTTCATGACTCCCATGACGGCATGACCCGCGCCTGTCCGTTGTAATGTCCAATTTTGGCGTAGGAGATTTCGGGCTTGCCCGCCGTGAGCATGAAAACGACTTGACCAATCTTCATACCAGGCCAAAGCGGCAACGGATGGAGCTGGCGGGCATTGACCAGCTCAAGAGTCAGTTTGGATCCGTACCATCCCGGATCCAGCACCCCAGCATGAAGGTGCTCAAGGCCCTCGCGGGCCCGGCTCGACTTCAGGAAGAACAGCCCGGCGATGTCATCGGGCATGTTGAAGGTCTCCCAGGTCTCCGCGAGGATCCACTGGCCGGGCTTCAGCCAGTAGGGATCCCACTCGGTGTGATCTGCAATGCTGAGGCGGATCAGATCGCGACTGGCCGCGCTCTCGATCATGATCTCGCTGCCCAGCAGCAGGTCGTAGCTGGCCGGGTTGAGCTGCTCGTCGTCGAAGGGCACGATCATGCGGTCGTGCTCGCACAGCCGGCGGATCTCGGTGTCGTGAAGGATCACGGGATAGGGGTATCAGCGGGCTCAGCGTACCCGTGGGCAGCAGGGGCGGAGATTACGTTTTGCGACTGCGCCAGGGCCAGCCAGCGGCGGGCAAACGCCTCGTGGAAGGTGGTCTGCACCTGGCCGCCCCAGCAGCCCATCCAGACGGTGCCGCGGGACGGGTCGAACAGCTTCCACAGGCCGGGCTCGACCTTTCGGCTTACCCGGTCAGTCCATCGGTGCCCGTCCGCATCATCTCCGCCAGCCGGACGGCCCGCTTGCCCACCTGACGGGCCCACAGGCTGTCCAGCATCATTGCGGCGGCTTTGCTGTAGTCGCCCCGGCGGATGGTGGCCAGGGTGTTCTTGAAGCGGAGCAGACCAACGATTCCGAGATTGAAGCTCATGTCGAGCAGCACACGCTGCCGCACATCGTTGAGCCCAGTCACCCATGGCAGGGCCGTCGTCAATGCTTTCCATTCCCGGTCGATGTCGTTGTTCAGCAGATAGGCGGACTCCTCGGCAGTGATGCCGCGGTCCTCGAGGTTGCGGCCGACGCCGATCGTCAGCTTGCCGGCAGTGCAGCGATAAGGCTTCAGGCGCTCGCCTTCATGAAGGCGGAGTTGGCGGGTCAGTTTCTGACGATCGAACACTGGTGGTTCTCCTTCGCGTTGTCGCAGTGGCGTGCGGGGCTTCGATGAAATAGGCCAGCAGCGTCGAGAGCAGGCCGCTGCTGACGGCAAAGCCTTGAGCCCACTCGGCCTCGCACAGGCCGCTCCGCTGGCGCTCGCAGGCGCCGATCTGGGCGGTGGCCAGGGCGAGCTGATAGGCGAAGCCCACTGCAATGCCGACGACGATCGCCCGCTGGGCTGTCTGGGTCATGGCCGTTCCGCGATGATGCACCAGCCCGTGCTGGCGCCGTCAGGCATCCACCGGGGGCCGAAGTTCTTCCGACTGTAATGAAGCCCGGCACCCTTGCTGCTGAGGTAGACCCCGCCTACCAGGTCAAGATCGCCGTAGGGGTCGTTGACGATGATGGAGGTGCGGTCAAAGCCGATCGCCGTGAGCCAGTGCCCACCACCGACCGGGTGGCTGACCGGGCCCTTGTGTAGGAAGCCGCAAGGCACCGGGATGCCGGCCTTGATCTGCTTCTCGATCAGCCCAAAGTTGCCGGTGGTGGTGAAGCGGGCCCTGATGCCGAAGCTGGCCAGCGCCTTGAGCTGCGCCTGGCTGTCGGTGGTGTCGCCGTAGCGGAACACCCGGCCCAGGTAGGTGTCGTCGCCGTTGGCGCCCGCCAGGGTGCCGGGCTTGAGCGCCTCGAGCAGCATGGCGCAGCTAGACGAGAAGCACATGCGCAGGCCGTGGGCGGTGCCGGAGTCCCGCTGGCTGTAATAGGGCACCTTCAGGGGGTTGCTGGGCGCCGGGGGCTTGGCCGGGACGGCAGCCTTCCAAATGCTGCCCAGCTCGCCGGCGGGCTCAAGCGAGCCAGGCGGCAGCTTGGCCTCCACGGCGTTCCAGAAGGCGACGTGGTGGTTCAGCGAGAGGTCGGTGTGCTTGACGTGCTCGGTCAGTCTCGCCATGGGGATTTGATTTCGATCGCCCCGCCGAGCAGGGCGCTTTCACCCGGCTGCAGCGCGGGGTCGACGGGATGGTGGATGATCGTTGGTGCAGGCGCCGAGGCTGGCTGTGTCGCGTGCCACTCCTCGATGGCGGTGGTGACACGCGAGCGGACCTCGGCGTCCTGCTTTAACGCTTTGGGAATGCGAGGCGCAGCATCTTCATGCCGAGCTGCAGCCAGCTGTTGGAGCGGATGGGCAGTAGGGCGATGATTTCAGAGCCGGCAGCCACGGCGATGGCGATAACGGCAACAGTGGTGGGATCCATGTCGGGCACGAAGTGATCCTTTCAAGGTTAGCCCTACTTGCTGATGACAGCAGGCGTGGGGCGGAGGTTGAGCTGGAAGTGCTGCCCGAGGAATGAAGCGAGCGGCGGCAACACCAGGCTGGCGATGATCGCGGCAAGAACAACCTGACCCATGCGCGTTTCAAGCCTGCCAAGGCGAGTGAATATCTCTCTCTTCTCTTCATCATCCTTTTGCGTGCGAAGGATGAGGGCAGACATCATGCCCTTGAGCTCACCGAGCTCACGGTAGATGTCGTTATGAGACACCTGGTGCTCCATGCCGCTTCCTTCGACTGAACGATGCTACCTAGGCAGCACGTCGTCGAAAGGATCGGACTTGCCCTGGCAGATGGCAACAGCCCGCCTGTAGTAGTGGTTGTCGGTTTTTCCCGCCCGCTCCAGCGCTTCCTTGACTTTGCGCCA